CGAAGGTGCAGTTGCCCCGGATCCCCCACTGTGCAACGTTCCCGGTCGTCTCGAAGCCACCCGAGACGAGTTGCGTACCGTGCCCGACGGCGCCCATCGCGGTAACGGTCATCTGCTCGCCGTTGATCGTCAGGTCGTAGGGCGTGTTCGTCGACCACTTGACCTTGCCCGTGCCGATCTTCACGAGCGTCGCCGTCTCATTGCCCGAGTTGACGACGACGCTGTTCTTCGCGTCCCACTTGCTGCCCGTGTCGTCCCACTCGCCGACCCGGAAGAGCTCCGCCGGCGAGCAGGCGAGCTCGACGATCCACTTGTAGTTGTTCAGCGTCTCGGTGAAGCCCTCGATCGTGAGGTCGATCACCTGTCCCGCGAGCTGATCGATCGGCGGGTTGGCGATGGTCAGGCGCGATCCGATGCGGCAGTTGAGCCACCCGGGGATGAACTCGGGGTGTGCGACGAGGTCGATCGTCACCCGCGGCCAGCGCAGGAAGTCGGCGGTCGTCTGCCCGAGCAGCCACGTCGCGAAGTTGATCAGGCGCCCGTCCGAGGCGATGTTCATGTCGAGCGAGTCGTCGAGCGTTCCCGATTTGGCGATCGAAACGGGGTCGGACACGGTGACCGACGAGCCGTCGACCCTGCTCACCTTCCACTTGTTGCGAAGGCGCTGGTCGTCGTCAGTCGGCTCGGGCGCCTCGGCGAGGTCGCCCGCCGCCCAGTCGAGCGCGAGCGCGACGGGCATGTTGTAGCGGCGCACGCGAGGGATGAACATGAGAGCGCTGCCGCGTTCGCACAGAACGCCCTGATCGGCCGTCTCGCATTCGCGCAGCAGGTCGACGAGCTTGCCGATCTTCTGCCGGCCCATCGGCTCGGACTCGCCCGCGAGCACGTACGAGGGCACGTTGTTCTCACCGCACAGCCTGGCGAAGCGGCTCGCGGCGGGCTCGGTGCGGTACCCGTCGGCGACGAGCGTGAACGTGCCATCGACGAACGGGAGGTCGTTGTCGCCGAACCACAGATGACCGACAGCCATGTTGTCGGACGCCGGGATGATCGAGAAGTAGTCCGGTTTGCTCGACGTGCCCGCATAGCTGTCGGTCGAGAAAAAGTAGTCGGTCTGCCCGATCTGGTGCCAGAGCAGCGTGACCGACGTCGTGCCGCCCGAGACGTTCGTCTCCATCTGCATCGCGATCCACTGCGTCGGGTCGACGGCGTAGACCGATCCGGCGGTCGCGATGGTGGCTCCCGACGAGTCGTTCGCCGTCCACGTGAGCGAGGTCGCATCGACGATGAGGTTGAACGTCCGCATCGTCCCGGTGCATCGCATAAAGACGATGTTTGTCGGGATCGAGGGGAGTGATTCCATTTTGAGGAACCACAGGGCGGCGAACCCGTCGGAGGTCGGCGTGCTGTGAATCGGGAACTGGATGTTGCTCGTGAGCGGATCGGCAAGGGTGGGCAGGGCATTCGAACCGGCGAGGTCGGTGCTCGCCGCGAAGGTGATCCCGCTCGTCTGCGCGACATCGCCCGCTGTCGAGATCGCGTGCTGCGCCGAGCTCTCGTCTTCGAGTGGGTAGTACGTGAACGGGTGCTGTGCGCTGAGGTGGTTGAGCAGCGGGCTGTTCACGGGACTGCTGCCCTGCGACAGCCGGCGAAGCACGCCCGCGCCGACGATGGGGACGGTCGAGTCGGTGCCGCTCTTCTCGGGCCACCGCGGCGACCACTCGGGGACGCTGCCGGACCACAGGATGTTGGTCAGGGTGAAGTCGTCGATCTTCGCGGTGTACGTGCCCGCGTTCGTGTTGATCCGCCAGCCGAACCACCCGGTGCCCGAGCCCTCGACCGCGTCGTCCGTCGTGACGCCCTGCCACGTGTCCGGCTCGTCGGTGACGGCGCCGAGCCACGTCTTCACCATGACGTACGGGCCGTCGGCGCGAGCCTTGCCCCAGACCTTCGTACCGGCCGAATAGGTGACCGACGTCGCGGTATTGGCGAGCAGGTCGGATTGCACGCCGAGGTACTGCCGCTGCACCTTCACCTTGATGGTGCCGGCTGGCTCAAGCTCGACGTGCGCGCGGATGTAGTTGTTCGCGTCGGTGTGCCGCAGCAGGGCCGCCGAGACGAAGTTCGCCCCGGTCGGCATCACCGCGAGCGTCGTCGACCACGTCACCTCGACGTCGGGCGAGCCCGCATTCGTGACCACGTTGCGGCAAGCGTTGTTGGTCGCGAGAGCGATCGTCGCCGACGAGCCGTCGACCGCTGCCGTGCCGTTGCTCACGGTCCACGCGAACCCCTCAGGGGTCGACCCCCACCCGCTCGCCACGGTCCGCGTGAACGAGTCGCTGACGCGGTCGATGACCGTGCGCAGGGGGGTGCCGCGACCGAGCCGCCCGTAGTACGGGCCCATGGCATTGCGGGGAGAGAGGCGTCCATCGCGATCGTCCATCGTTGTCGAGAACGAGCCCGCCTCGACCTCGCTCGCCTCGTCGTCGCGGCCCGCCGTGACGACGATGTCAACCCTCCCTCGCCGCTTGCCCGCGTCGAGGAACGCGTACTGCGACTGATCGGCCGCAGGGTCGCCGCCCGGGGCGATCTCGATCCGGGGCTTGACGCGCCCCGTGATGGTCGAGGTCACGCGAGTACCACCTGTCCGTTGCCGCCGTTCTTGACGCGGAAGCTCTTGCGCATCCAGCGCCGGAATTCCTGCTCGCCCCCGGGCACGAACTGCACGATCACGGTCGTGTCCTCGCGGCCGGCGAGCGTCGGCATCCCGCGATCCAGCGGTACGACCGCCTCGTCCCTGCCGCCCTCGCCGACGTTGACGAGGGTGCCGCCCGGCGCGGCCTTGACGATGCCGCCGGAGGCGAGCTGCGGGATGCTCGGCACGCCGATCGTCCCGCCGCCGAAGGTGTGCCCGAGCACCGAGAAGGACGGGATGGTGAAGTGCAGCGAGTTCCACTTGCCGATGACCCAGTTGATGGCGGCCCGGAAACCGGACTTGAGCCCGTTCCACATCGACGACAGGCGGGCGTTCACCTTCGACGGCATGGACATGATCCAGTTGAAGAACGAGACGGCCTTGCCCTTGATCCAGTTCCACGCGGCAATGGCCGCATTGGCTACGAACTTCCACGCGGCGACATAGATCGAGATGTACCTCTTGACCGCGTTGAGCAGGAAATTGAAGACGACGACGGCCGCGTTCTTGATCCAGTTCCAAGCGACCACGGCCGCCTGCTTGATCATGTTCCAAGCGGCGATCCAGAATTTGCGGAACGCCTCGCTGTGGGTCCACAGCAGGATGATCACTCCGACGAGGGCCGCGACCGCGAGGATGATGAGCCCGATCGGGTTCGCGTCCATCGCGATGTTGAGCAGCCACTGTGCCGCCGCCCACGCCTTCGTGGCGACAGCCACGGCGCCCTGCTTGACGAGGTACGCGGCGATCTGCGCGGTAGCGGCGACGAAGTTGGCGGCGACTACGGCGCCGTTCCAGAGCAGTTGCGCCGCCGCCGCGAGGCCAGTCGCGGCGCGCACGGCGACGACCTTCGCGAGGTACACCGCGATCTGCGCCGAGGCGAGCACGAAATTGGACGCGCCGAGCGCGACCTTCCACGCGACCTGAGCGACGGCCGCCGCCTTCGTGGCGACCTGCGCAGCGATCGTGTAGGCCGTGTACGCCTTCATCGCGACGTTCACCGCAAGGAAGCCGGCGACGAAGGCCGTGATCCACTTCGGCGGCACGGACGCGACGAGGCGCGCGAGAGCGCTCGCGACGGCCGTCGTGACGGGCGCCAGCGGGGCGACTGCCTGCGCGATGTGCATCGCCGCGGTCGCGAGCTCGCCAAGCGTCTTCACGAGCTGCGGGCCTTGCTTCTGCATGTAGTCGATCATCTTGGTCATGCCCGAGTCCTTGCTCGTGGCATTCGACCAGACGAGCCACTTCGCCGTGACGTTGTCGAGCCACGTCAAGATGCTCTGACCCTGGGCGGTACCGAAGCGGCCGATCGTGTTGGCGAGGGCCTTGCCGGTATTCAGGATGATGCTCGTGAGCGAGTCCATCGCTGGGCCGGCGCGGGCGACAAGGCGATCGATGAACCCGCCCGACGCGGCGTTCTCAAGCGCGCCGAGGAACCGCGACACGGCCTTCTGGCCGATGTCGAAGAGCGGTTGCAGCTTGAGCACCGAACTGCCGATCAGCTTGTATCCGCGCGTCAGGATTCCGAATACGGCGGGCTTGTTCTGCTCAACGAAATCTTGCCAATCGGACTTGAGCTGAATGAAGGAAAGCGTCGCCTCGCGCGTTGCCGGCGGAAGGTTCTTTAGCCGAGCCTGCAATTCGAGAGTGGCGTCGGCTTGCTTCTTGAGATACTTCGAGTTGTCCTGACCCGCCTTCGCGGCGAGGGCCGCCTCGGTCTTGTAGAGCGCGATCTTGTCCGTCAGATCGCTGACCTTCGTTGCCGCGTCAGTGACGTCCGAGACGGCGGTCTTGGTGACCGCGCCGAATACGCCGATCGCCGCGGCTCCGCTGGCGAGGGCGGTGCCCAGACTGAGCACGCCCGCCGTGGCGCCCGCAGCGAGGGGCACCACGGCGGAGATGCCGGCCATGGTCCGGATAGCCTTGCCTGCGACGTCGTCGACCTTGGTGAACGACTTGGTCAGATCGTTGCCGATCGTCCGGGCGCCCTTGCGGACGCTGTCGACGTCGATCCCGATCTCGATCAACAGGTCGGCGAGAGTCGACACGCTAGCCCCCTCCCATCGCCTTGTGTAGCCGCTTGACCGTTCGGAGCATCGACTCCGGGTCGCTGGGGTCGCTCTGCTGTGCTGCTCGTACCTGCCACTTCGGCATGAACTGCTCGGCCGGATAGGGCCGCTGTTTCTTGCTGCGGTTCACGTTAGCTATGACCGAGGCGAGCATCGCGAACAGGTGGTCGAGCCGCTCGTCGCCGATCGGCCCGGTTACCGCCTCGTACGCCTCCCACTCGGTCAGCTCGCGCGAGCTGACCCGCGCGAGCAGCTCCTCGACCGTGCACCCGAGCGCGAGGGCTAGTCGGAAGTACCGCCGTCGCTCGGGTCGCTGCCGAAATTTTCCGTCAGCTTCTCGACGTCCTCGTCAGACATCCCGCTCAGCCGGCGGGCGACGTCGAAGATGCGCTCGATGGGCGCCGCGTTCTTGCGGCCGAGGGCACGCACGTCGTCGGCGCTGAACACCTGCCGGCCGTCGGAGTCGACCACGGCGAGCACGAGCATCTTCGCTCGCGCATTCGCGAGGTTGACCTTCCGATTGTTGCCGTTCGTGGTAAGCAGCGATTCCTCGTACGCGTCCCGCTGGCTCCCCGTGAGTGCGCGTACGCGGACCTTGCCGCCCCATTCCGGGCAGTCAACGGCCTCGTACTTCCGGTCGTCGGCGTCGAGAATTGCGTCGCGCCCGAGGAAGCCCTCGGACGCGTCGGCCTCGGTCATGTTGTCGTCGGTCATCTGCCTTTTCTCTCCCTATTTTCCTAGCTACCGCTCGACTGGATGAGCGTCGGCTTGCCGGTGATCTTGATGGTCATGCTACGGGACATCTTGTCGTCGTACGGGAACTCGTCGCTCAGGGCGGTCATGATGCCGCTGATCGTCCACGTCCACTCGTCGGCGGTGCCCGGGAGGATGACGATCCGGTAATTGCGCGGGTCGACGTCGTCGAAGTCGTCGTCGAGGTCGTGCGTCAGCTCTTCGGGGTCGTAATTGATGTCGAGCTGGATCTCGCCGCCGTCCTTGAGCCCGCCGATGAACTCCATCCATCCATTCGGCGAGTCGTGCGCGGTGACGTCGATCGTCTCCCGCTTGCGGTCCGGCCCCTTGATGGTCGTGACGTTGGCGATCGTCTCGAACGTGGTCCCGGGGGTAATCGTGGTGGCGCGCCGAAAATGCGTGCCGAATCCGTCGCGACCGCTCATCGGCGGCGCCTCCCTTACGTGAGCTGCTGAGTCTGGATGCGGAACCTGACTATATGATGCCTGATCTGTGGGTCGGGGTCTTCTAGCGCCTGATCAAACTCTTGCCTGATCGAGATGCACTTGTGGTTGTCGACCGCGAGCAGGGCCGAGAGTTCGGCGACTTGATGATCGAGCGAGGCCGTGATCGCGTCGGCGATGTCCTGTCCCGGCTTGCTGCTGCGGGTCTGCGTCCAGACGTGGATCGTCTCGGTGCCCTCGCGCCCCCTGCTCGTGTGGTCGCTGTCGGGGATCGAGAGGTGGTCACCGACCCGGACGTACGGCTTGGGCTGCCCCTCGGGCGGTTGGTCGACGACAGCGGGCGTTGCCGGCGAAACCCCCTTGATGGGCGCGAGCAAGGCGATCAGCGTCGTATCGGCGCGCAGGCGCGCGACGATCGCCCGCTGGATCGGGGTAGCCGGGTTCCGGGTCGTGATCGTCATAGCGCCTCTAGTTCTGCCTTGATCTCGGCGCGTACGCGCTTGGGGAAACGGCGCCGAGCGGCCTCGGCCGCGGGCAGCATGAACGGCTGAGCGGCCGTGTCGTCGGTCCCGTGCTCGACGAACTTGGCGTACCGGGCGGTCGCGGCGACGCGTCCGGTAATCGTCTTGTCGTCGTACTCGGCCTGGATCGACTCCCGCAGGGTGCCCGTCTTGACGGGGGCGTTGCGGCGCGCGTCGTCCCGAGCCTCGTCCGTCTCGCCCCTGACCGCGCGAGCGCCCGCCGAGCGCACGAGGCGCGGCAAGAGCGCAAGCTTCCGCTCAAGGGCGGGCAGGCCCTTGACGTTGATGCTGCGAATCTTGCCGGCCATCGGGTGCTACTCCTGAGTGTCGCCCGCGCGCGGACGCGGGGCGCGCTTGCGGGGCTTGGGCAGCTCGGCGGGCTGCGCGGGTGCGGGGGCGTCGGCGGGCTCGTCCTCGGCCGCCTGAGCGGGCGCGTCGATGATCCCGAAGAGCAGCTCGACGAGCCACCCCTCGCGGGTCGTGTCGAGCTCGGCCGGCACGAGCCCGCGCACTTCGAGGCCGTCGGCGATCGTGGCGAGCGTCATGCGGTAGCCGTCGGCGACCGCCTCGGCCTCGATCTGTCGCGCCTGCAGAGCTTCGTCGACGCGCGACGCGTCGCCTGCGGCCGTGAGCGACGCATCGTCGTCGACCGAAAGCTCGATCGCGTACGGGGCGAACATCTCGGGGTAGGCGACCGCGAGGGGGTGGCGGGCGTCGGCGAGAGTGCGGCCGCGGGCGAGCCGGTACTTCGAGCCGTCCGGCGCCGAGGCGAGGCCGCTGCGCGTGGCGACGAGGATGTTTGTCATCGGTGACCTTTCAGGGTTCGTACGAGGTGCGCGTCGGCCGCCAGACCGCCGTGCCTTTTCCACGCACGATACTGCGCCCGGTCCGTCCGATACTGCTCGCTGCTGTTGACGCGCTCGTACTGCTCGTCCATCGGCGCCCGCTGCCCCGCGTACGGGTTCAGATGGTCGACGAGCAGGTCGGCCCGCCAGCGCCAGCACTCCGCCTCCTTCGCAAGGTCGCGGACCGCGTTGTCGCAGTAGAGATGCTCGACCGGGGCCGGCACCATCCGGCGCAGCGCCTCGACGATGTCGGCGGTCATGACCCAATGCGTCGGCAGGTCGTCGGGGCGGTGCCCGTCCGGGCACGACACGATGCCCGTGCCCGCGAGTTCGAGCTCGTCGCGGTACGCCTTGACCCAGCCGGCAGACCGCGGGCGATGGTCGTCACCCATGAACCCGAGGTAGCGCGGTGACTGGGTGATCCGCAGGTAGTCGGCCGCCTTGTTGAGCTTCGGGACGAGCTGCTCGTGATGAGTGGCGTCGAGCCACGTGACCGTGCGGCGCTCGTTGCCGACGGCCTCGACCGCCTCGGTGATGGTGCCGAGGTAGTCGTCGAAGGCTGGGTCGTCACGGTCGACGACGAGGCACAGCTCGACGCCGTCCTCGAAGGCGCCCGTCTCGGTGAACGAGTTCACGAGCGGGGCGACGTTGTGCGGGCGCGAGCGGGTCGGGACGATGATGATCATGCGGTCCGTGGTCATGCGTCGCTACCCGGGTGCCACGAGAAATACGGGTGATCGACGACCGGGCGGCCCGCGACGTGCTTGATCTTTTTCGGCTCGCGCCACGCGGTCGTGCCCTCGCGAAACAGGTAGTAGTACATGATCTTGTCGATGTATTCCTCGGTCGAGAGGTACTGCCGCACCCGCTTGACCCACACCCGGTCCTCGGCCCGCCCGGGGCGAACGGCGAACTGCGCCCGGACGGCGAGGTCGCGCCGGATGGGGTCGATGTGCGTAACGTCACGATGAAGCTGACCGTCTAGGGTGCGTCCCCATTTGCCCCACCTGAGCGAATGGTCGACTATCTCTCGGTGCTCGTCATCGGTGCTGTACTCGATCTTGAAACCGACGTGATCCGGACGGCTCGCGAGGGCGCCGACGACCTCGGCGATGTAGTACTCCGGCACGAGGTCGTCGTCATCGACGAACGAGACGTACTCGGCGTCGGTCGACGCGAGCATCGTGTCGCGTATCTCGCTGATCGAGGGGTACCCGTTGTTTCGCCAGGCGAGTACGCGTACTCGGCCCTCGTGCTCGTTGAGCTGCGGCAGCAGCACGCCCATGAGCCGCGCGAACAGTTCCTCGCGCTGGCCTAGGGTCGGGACGAGGATCGTCCACGTGGGTAACGTCGCATCGGTCACGGTTGTCCGCCCTCGGCTTGCAGTTGTTCACAGTCCGCGCGAAGGTAGACCGCCTCGCTGGGCACGACGGTCGACTTCACGCGCAGGTCATCGCCGTCGTCGAGCGCGATGAGGTGGTCACCCCTGCGGACGTCGGTCCGGGGGAGCATGTGCACGATCACGGCGAAAGACGAACTCGCCTGCTGCGCTTCGAGCTGCTCGACGCTCGCCGGCTGGCTCACCTTCGCGCGGATCACTCCGCCGACCTGCTGCTCGGCGACGCTCGACCCGCCGACGTCGTCGCCCGTGGTGACCGGTCGCATGACCTTGAATCGGCGGGTCAGCTCGTGCCGGCCGATCTCGCCCCCGATCATTCGGCCGTCACCGCATCCCACGTGTCGAGTTCATTGTCGGCGCTGTACGGACTGACGAGCGTGACCGCGACGAAGGTCGACACGCCTGCCGCCTTGAGCACCGCGCGCTCTTCGGCGTCGGTCAGATAGACGACCTCGCCGCCCTCGCGGTTGGACCGGTCGTAGAGCTTCGAGCTGTCGCCGATCGACCGCTGCACGAGGCCGTGCGGGTTCTCGAAGGCGCGGGCGGCGGCGGCGACGCAGATCGACGCGACGCGGCGCGGGACGGCGTCGAGGGCGTTCGTAGCCGTGAGCCACGTCTTGCCCGCGAGGTCGCGGATGAGTTCGCTCGCCTCGGCGAGCAGGTCCTCGCCGCGGTTGCGCTCGACCTCGTCGAAGTCCTCGGGCAGGGCGCCGAGCTTGCGCGCGAGCATGCCGAACGATGCCAGCGGCGGAGCCTCGTCCTCGGCGGCGGCGACGTAGAAGTAGGCGCGCTCGATGTCGTCGAGCCCGCCCGTGATCGTCCATGTGTAGGCGTAGCGGCCGAGCTGCGCCGCCTCGACCGCCGGGATGACGACGTCGATGATCCCCGTGCCGCCCGACGAGGGCACTCCCGTGTACGACGTGCCGTCGGGCTTGGTCAGGACAAGGCCACCGGAGACGGCGACGGGGGCACCCGTGTCGGGATCGGTCGCGGTGTAGCGCAGCGGGACCGGGTCGCCGAGGTCGAATCGCCGCATGGTGCCTCCCTAGTCCACGGCTTGAACACGGGTAACGATACGGGGATCACCGTTGCGAGCCAGGATGACGGGCTCGTTGCTGCGGGAGATCACCCGCGGCCCGCGCGGGCGCGCGGCCGTGCCGTTCGATCCGACCGACGACGGCGCGAGGTTCAGGCCGAGGGCGGCGGCGCCGGTCGCCGAGCGGGAACCGGTCGCCGCGACGGCGAGGTCGAGCGTCATGGCGACCGATCCGGCGTGCTGGACCGCCCCGCCGGCAGCGACCGCGAGAACGAGCCCCGTGTCCGTGGTGCCGTCGTGCGTCGCCGCGCCCGCCGCGTCGGCCGCGAGGCCGAGGCCGAGCGCCGCGCTGCCCTCGCCGACGATGTCGCCGTCCGGGACGAACACGACATCGACGAAATAGCACCCGTTGCTGAACGCGCTTGACGGGAATGGCACGGGGGCACCGAACCCGAACACGCCCATGTCGTTGAATCGGCCGGCACCGCTGGCCGCGCTCAGGTCGCCGCTCGTGAACGGCCACGGTGACGCGCCGCCCGTGGTCGCGGCGTACGCCTCGGTACGGACGGCGGGGCATATCTGCGCCCCCGCGCTCACGTGGACCGGAGGATCGAGGGCGACGTAATCCCACCAATCGAGCTGCGTCGAGCCGAAAGCGGCATCGGTCGCATTCGAGATCTTGGTTCCGGTGCTCCAATCGAAGAGCGCGCCGAGCACGGTATTGCCGCCCGGTTGCGGAACCGAGGGAGCCCACCTGCGAAGGTGCGTCACGGTACCCGCGACGGCCGCCGTGATGTACGACCCGAGCGAGTACACGGTCGAGTCGTCATTGGCGACGCTGGCGGGCACCTGCCCCGAGAACAGCGTCTCGGCGGTCATCGTCGAGGACGAGTTTCCGGCCGTGCCGTCCCACTCCCACCCGGGCACGTCGCCGTCACCGTAGACGTCGAGCGCGCCCACCTTCTCGATCATCACGCCGGTCATGCCGAGGCCGGTCACGGTCGAGTCCCACAGGAAGTAGATGCCCGTGGCGTTAGCCGGCGCGGGGTCGGTCGTGAAGCTCGTCCGCAGCACCGCCCCGATATCGCCGAGTGAGCCCGTGTTCCACGTCTGCGGGAAGGTGTCGCCACCGGAGGAACGCGTGTAGCCGACGTACGCGGTCCGGGTGAACTGGAACGCGGCCGAGCCGTTGTGCTGGTAGAACGACAGGGTGTGCACGTCGCCCGGGGCGCACGGCACGGTGGGGACTTGCAGGTAGCCGACGCCGGTCGACGCGCGCACCCCGGTCTGCCGCGGGAGGTTCGCGGGAAAGTCGGTCGCCCGGGCGGGCGTGCTCGTCCCGCTCCAACCCGTGGCGTTCACCTTCGCCGAGGGGTTCGGGCTGAGATTCTGGCGCGTCATCGGCGCCCGCTCAGGTCGACGAGCCGGTAACGGTCAGGCTCGTGATGTCGTACGCGCCCGCCGCGTTGAACGCCTGATCGCCCGTGAGCGCGTCGTAGCCGTAGAACGTGCCGGCCGTGTTCGCGCTGTAGAGCAGGGCGTTGGTTGCGCCCGCGCCGGGCGTGCCCGTGTACGAGTGCGGGACGGCCGTGTCGGTCAGCACGCCGCTCGCGACCGAGAACGTCACCTGCCGCCGCTGCGCGCTCGTCTGGTCACCGGACGTCTGCCCGTTGCCGACCGCGACCCACATGACAACCTCGTTGCCCTGGTCGAGGACGGCGTTAATACCTGCGGTGTTCAGCGGCATCCGGCACGCCTCTCGGTAGGTTGTCCCACAGGATCGGGTCACCCCCGGTCGCGTCAGCGACGAAACCGAGGGGGGCATCTTCGATCTCCCGCGACTCGGCCGCCTCCCTGAGACGTTCCATCATCTCAAGGGAGGCGGCCTCGTCAGCGGCAGAGGTCACGAGTTGTCGATGATCTGCACCGCGCGCATGAGCGACTTGGTGCTCGCAGGGTTGCTCGGGGTGTCCGGGTCGAGGACGGTCGCGGTGCCGGTCCACGCGTTCACGAGCGACCGGTCGGTCGTGTTCGTGTAGTCGTAGTCCGAGAGCCAGCGGACGGAGACACCGCCCCAATAGCCCATCGCACCCCCGGGCTCACCCATGGTGCGGGTGACGGCCGCCGTCGCGCCGCGAGGAACAGCCGGCGCGCGGGTCGCGAGGACGAAGGCGGTCCGGTGGTAGGCGTATGCCGCGTCGTCGTCGATGTCGGTCGTCGGCACGACAGTGAACTCGGCGATGCGGCCGATCGCCCGCTCGCGCAGGGCGTCAGGCGCCTGGGTACCGATCGAGTCGAAGCGCGAGAACCGGTCGTCGGTGATGATCTGCTCTTTCACGTCGGCGCCGACGAGCAGGGTGCGCTCGGTGGTCGGGACGTGCTTCTTGTCGAGCAGCTTGGCGGCGCGGGCCGCGACGAGATACCAGTCGGTACGGCCGCCAACCTTGAACTCGGTCCAGTCCGGGTTGATGATCATGTCGGACCGGTAGGCCGCGTTCTCGATCTCGTCGATCGCCTCGTCCTCCAGGCCCTCGGCGACCGCGCGGATCTGCGGGTTGAGCACCTGCATCGCGAAGTCGGTGATGTCGAGGGTCAGCTCTTCGTCGGTGATCGGGGCACCGTTGTAGACGTCCGTGTCGAGGGTGACCGGGATCGAGAACTCGGTCGAGGTGTCGTTCACGATCGCGGTGCCGGCCCGCAGGGTGCGCTTCCGCGCGGTGCGCCGCGCCGGGATGCGCATGTTGACCGTGTCGTTGAGCGCGCCCGTGAACTCGCCCGGGTTGATGGCGTCGGTCCACAGGGTGCGGGCGACAACGAGCTCGCGGTAGAGCAGTCCGATCGCGGTGTTGGCGATCACCGACGGCTTGAGAAAGGTGTTAGCCACCTTGTGTCCTGCCTCTCTGCTAGCGGTCGGGTAGGCCGTACCGCCTCGGGTTTAATACCTCGGGATGTCCTTGACCAGTTCCATCGGGTTGGTCACCACGGGGGCGGTCTGAGTGCGTGCGGCACCGCTGCGAAGGTTCTCGCGCGGGCGCGCGGTGCGGGTCGCTCCGGTCTGCCGGCTGGTCGCCTGCTCGCCGTCGTCGGCCTCGTCCTGCGCGTCGCCGTCGCCGTTCTCGCCGTCGGTCCCGTCGCCCTCCCCTTGCTTGTTGCCGGTCGCCTTGCCGTTCTTCGACTTCGGCCTGATGCCGAGATCTTCCATCGTGTCGCGGCCGTCCGCGAGCAGTTCGGCCTTCGTGTTGCCTTCGAGGCGCTTCGCCAGGCGCAGCGGAATACCGAGTTCGTCGGCGATCTCGCGGACGAGGCCGTCGCGCTCAGCTTTCGCCGCCCGCTGCTCGGACGCCTTGAGCTGCTCTTCGATCCGGTCGAGCTGCGACTTGCTCTTGTCGGCCTCGGCCGCCTTGCGCTTGAGTTCGTCGAGGTCGCCGTACTCCGCTACCGCTGCCGCGACCTTTTCCCGCACCTGCTGCGCGACGATCTTCGCCATCTGAGCGCGCGTGAATGTGGGTTCGGTCTTGCCGTCGGTACCGTCATCGGTTTCAGTTGACACCCGGATTGCCTCCGTCGTTACCGGCGCTCGGCGCCGTCGTTTGCCCCGGTTCGGGTCGACCGTTGTCGAGCCATCGCCGGTAATTGTTGAGTGCATTATTGCTCGTATCCTGGCTCATTGTGCCAGAGGTACGCGCCCACGCCTGCGCGGTCTTGAACTCGTCGGCGTACGCGGCGGCGGCAGCGGGGGCACCGGCCTTGCCCGGGGTGCCCGCGTAGACCGGTTCCGGTACGCACGCGTCGTGATCATGGGCCTGAAAATCGGCCGTCCGCTCGGACTTGTAAACCGGGCCGCGGGCGGCGAGGGCGCGGCAGAACGCGCACGGCTCGCCCGCAGTGACTCGGGACCACCCGAGCGCCTTGCGGTCGTCGATGACGGCGCCGACGATGGTCATCCGCCCGCCCGCGAGAACCTGCTTGGTGAGCGCGCCCGAGACGCGCACGAGACCGTTGTTCTTCGCCCGCTCGACGTCCATGCCCGCCCTGCGGCCGTCGATGATCCCCTTGAGCGCCGCGCCCCGCAGGTCGCTTATGACCGCCTCGGCGGGCGGCGGGGCGGCGGCCGGCACGATGAGCGCGCCGATCCCCTCGACCCTCCGGAAGAGCGAGTAGTAGTTCGCCGCGGAGAGCGCGGACTGAGCGAACCCCTCGCCGGCAAGAAGGGCGGCGGCCCGCGCGAAGGTGTCGATCGTGCCCTTGAGATCGGTCACGTCCACGATGCGCCACAGGGCGAGCAATCCCTGTAGCGACCTCGCGCGGGCGGCGAGTTGTGCCGCCTGATTGGCCCGGGTGAGCGCGGCGCCCGCCGCCGAGAGTGCCACGTCAGGCCGTCCGCGCGCCGCGCGGCAGGATCACGCCACCGGGGCTCGTCGTCGTGCCGTCCGGGTTGGGCGTCGGCGTGCCGCCCGCGCCGCCCGCCTGCTGTCCGAGCAAGGCGGTCAACTGGCCGAGCGAGTCGCCCTCGGCCGCCATCTTCTTCCACCTCTCGACGTCCTGCCGCGTGACGCCCGGGATGCGGTCCCACAGCGCCTGCGGCGGGACACCGAGCATCTGCGCGACCTTGCCGAGGCCGTCGACCAGCGCGCCGAAGGCGCGGGCGCTCGTGTCACGCCACACGACCTCGATGTCCGGCGGGACGTCGGCGCCCATGAGGTCGCCGATCACCTGTGCGGACTGCTCGTGCGACTCGCCGAGCGACGTCTTGGCGAGCTCGACCTTGCGATCCCGCCCCGCCTCGGCCGCCGCAAGAGCCTCGGCGGAGAGGTTGACGAGCTCGCCGATCAGCTCGTGAACGGGCGTCTCGGAGAGCGTCGCCGCGTATTTCAATACAGCCTCACGCGAGCGGAGGAACCCGTCGAGGGTCGTCTCGGAGAACTCCCCGAGTTCGATGTCGTCGGGGTGCTCCTCGAAGGTCCACAACTGCGAGGCCGCGGCCTTCATCTTCATCGCGCGGTTTTCGGGGGTCCACCCCTTGACGTACCGCTGCCGGAAGGCCGAGTACCACTCGGCCGACTTGAGCGCGAACGACGAGACGTCGGTCTGGTCCTGCAAGGTCATCAGCGGCGCGACCTCGCCCGCCGTGAGCACGGCGACCGTGCTGTTCAGTGCGCTGCCCTGCGGGAACTGGCGCTCGGGCTCGTCGTCGCTGTCGAGATCCTCGTACGGGACGTAGCGGACGACCGGGACGTAATCGATCATGCCGAGCCGAGCGACCTTGAGCAGCGCGAAGCGCTTTTTCTCGGGGTCGTAGCCGAGCGTGTAGACGCCGACGTCGCCCGCGTCGTCCTCGGCGTACAGCCGGTAGAAGTTGCCCCGGCCCTTGCGCCATTCGAGCGCCATCACGGGGAAGTCCGGCGCGTCGTCGTCGTACGCGGCGAACATCCGCCGGGGGGAGACGGCCCGCACGACCGGGGTCGGCTCGCCCGGCGTGATCACGTTGTAGCCGTGCCCGTACGTGAAGACCGACCGATAGAGGCCCGCCTGCCCCCGGTCGAGCCTGTTCTTCTGCCACGTGTCCCACACGGGCGTGATCGCCGAGTCGGGGTCGAGAGCGGGCGAGTTCGGGTCTGCCGGCTGGCTCGGCGCCGGTCCGGCGCTGTCGCTGACCCGGATGTTGTCGACGTACAGCGACTGCACGAGCGAGTTGATCACGATGGCGATCAGGTTGATCCGGGACACCCGGGCCAGCTCGCGCACCTCGGCCGGCGCGTCGCGCGGCACCACGAGGGGGAGCGCCTGCTTGCCCGTCGCGTAGCGGCGCAGAACGTCGAGATCCTGCCGCTCGGCCTCAAGTTCGCCGCGCAGATAGTTGGCGGCCCCGATCGCCTCATCCTCGGTGAGCACTAAAAGACCGCCTTCCCGCTGCCCGCGCCTTCGCGGCGAACGCGCACCTTGCCGGTATTGAGCACGATCCTACGGCCCATCCGGGCACCGACCGCGCAGACGGCGAGGTCGACGTGTTTCTTCGAGTCGCGGGTGACCTTGCCGAGGCTCACGCCCCACGGGTTCGGCCGCCGCTTCGCGTCGTGGAAGTGGGTCATCATGACCCCGTCGCCATCCCACGTGAAAGCGCTCTCGCCGAGTTCCTCGATGTCCTCGACAGTCTGCATCGCCGCCTGCGTGAACTGCCGGTTGCGCTCCTGCCCGCCCGGGGTCTTGATCCGCATGTCGAAGAGCACGCTGTTACCGATGCGGGCACCGGACGTTGCCCAGACCTTGAGCTTGCGGTGAAAGTCGCGGTGCCACGCGTCGATGAGCGGCATCCAGTAGAGGGCCTCGGTCTCGTCGTCCTTGGCGGGGCTCGGGTCGACGCCGAACCACTCGACCCGGTAGTTCTCGAAGGCGTACCGGACCACGCCGTCGACCGCCTCCCGCGGCGCGAGCCATCCCTCGCCCGCCTTCCCGGGCGGCGCCCGCCAGACGCCCAGCTTGAACACGTGGCCGTCGCTCAGCCGGCAACCGACGAGGCCGGTCGCGTCGCCGCTCTTCGAGCAGTCCAGAAACATCGTGATCTGCGCCTTCGCCGCGACGACGACGCTCGGGCGCGCGAGGGCGTCGAGCTTGCGCGGGTCTACCCACGCGTCCTCGGCCGCCGCGAGGCCGTTGAGGTAGTAGCGGATGGCGTCAGCGGGCGGAAGCTCGGGATCGAGCACCTCGCCGAACAGGCGCACGAGGTCGGCCCAATGCGCATCGGCGTACGCCGCGCGCAGGCCGGCACGCAGCGATGCGGGGTCGAAGATGTTCGTGTCGGGCGGGGCCTCGATCGAGTCGTACAGGATGTCGACCGGGATGGCCGGGTTCTCGGCGTGCGCGACGACCTGCTTTTGCCACGCGTCGAAGGTGCGCTCGGCGATCGAGTCCATGCCTTGCGCGTGCGCGTTGGTCCCGTCGAGCGTGCGGGCCTGCAACCACTTCGGCGACTTGCCGACGTTCCGGCGGGCGACCTTCGCCATCCGGTGCCCGCCGTTGCTCTCGGTCATGTGGTGCGTCTCGTTCAGGAAGATGAACGTCGCGGGGTCGCCCTCGGCCGTCATCTCGGACGAGGTGAGCACCTCCATCCGCCCGCCCGTGTCCTTGATCGAGGTCTGCGTCTTGCCACAGTCGAGGCCGTAGTGCGCGCGGGCGTCGCGCGAGAACATCGCGTTGGCGATGACGAGCACGTCCTTGCTCTGCGCCTCGCTATTGCTGGCGATCTGCACGAGCGGCATCGCGTGCGGGATGCCGATCCAGCGGTCGGCCTCGTCGTCGTAGACGAGCTGCGTCGGGCCGACGAACTCGGCGTCGCAGATCGAGGCGCCGAACGGGTCCTTGCCCGTTCCCTTGGCGCCGCGCTTCGCCCCGCGGCGATAGATGAATCGCCCGGTATCAGGGTCGAAGGCGTACCAAAGGATGATGAAGCGCTTTTGCCCCGAGGTGTACCGCCACGGGGCGGCGGTCTGGTAGTCGATGAGCCCCGGGCCGATGTCCGGGCGGCGCCCCTCGGCCCAGTCGATGACCCCGGGGCCGATCGAGTTCTCGATGAGGCGGGCCTTTTCCCGGGGGTCGCTCGGCCACGGGAGCGTGACCCATGCTGTCGTGCCGAACCACGGGTCGACGCGGTACCCCGGAAGCATGAGGTCGGCGGCCCCCGGGCGATCGAGGGTCGCCGCGGTCATCGCCTCGTCTGCTTACGGTGGTGGCGTTCGAGGGCGCGCCGGTCGGCGCGGGAGAGCGTGACCCACTTCTCAGGGTTTTCGACCCACGACGGCACCGCCGGCAAGGTGCGCTCGGAACCGCTCGTCGAGCGCAGCAGATCGGCCGGCACGTCGGCGCGCTCGGCAAGTATCTCGACGTCGCGAGCGAGCTGCTGCCGGTACGCGAGCGGGTCGGCGAGGATGGCGAGATCCTGCGACACGAGCCCGTCAAGCGGGTAGTGATCTCCGTCGTGGCTCATGACGCGTCCGGGGTGAGCAGCGACGAATGGTCGGCGTCCGGGTCGCCGATCATGACGACGTCGAGGGACTCGTCGGGCGTCACGGGAGCGGCGGGGCCCTCGGTGACGCGCTTCGCGACGTTCGGGGGCACGGGGACGCTCACGTGACCGCAGGTCATACAGCGCACGATCATGGCGTCGCCGTCGACCGCCACTTCGAGCGCGGGGTGTCGGCACTCGCCCGGCATGCGGTACGCGACCGGGCACGGGGCGAGGGCGCCCTCGTGAGCGGCGCACCGGGACGTGCCGGCCACGATGACCGCCCAGCTCTTATCGCAGAACGCCTCGGGCTCGCTGAGATCCCACGCGTAGACGACCCTGCCGCCGTCGGGCGTCGCGCGGTTCTGCGCCAGGAACGCACTCATCACAGGTCCCGGTATTCGCTCATCTGCACGACGTTACCGGCGCCCTCTGCCGGCTGGTCGCTCTTCGCCTTCGGCTCGACGTAGCGGATGCGCAACCCGCGGCGCTGATCGGCCGTGACGCCGATGAGCTTCTCGCGAGCGGTCAGGGTCGCGCCGCTGTAGCTGCGCCAGCCTTCCATCGTGCGCGCGTGGATCTCCGCCGTGTCCATGGCGAACGCCCACTCGGCTTCGCCCCAGAGCTTTGCGTGCGGCATCCGGGAGATCGCCTTCCACCACAGGAGGGTGGCGTTCGGCCAGTCGATCGAGTTCTCGGCGCCGACCTCCATCACGGAGATCCCCCCGGTCTGCCGGTCGCGCAGCAGCGGCGCGCCCTCGAACGGGACGTTGTCGACGTCGATCCAGTCGGCAACGGTCGGGTTGCGGTGACGCACCTGCGACCGATCGGTCTTCTGAGCTACTCCGGTTACTGGCACCTAGGCCACCTCCTGTGGGCGGTCGGACTTACGAGAGTTGCACAGGAAGTGCGCAGCCTGCACGTTGTCGGGCGCGTGCCACCCGCCGCGAGCCAGCGGGATCACGTGATCGATGGTCGGCGCGAGCGGGTGCGGCACCTGCTCGGCCATCGCGAGCGGTTCGCCACAGAGCATGCACCGCCACAGGTCACGGGCGAAGATCTCAGCGCGATAGATCGGCTCACGGCGCGCACCATGCTTACGGGCTCGACGACGGTCACTGTGCTCTCGCCTGTAGCACTGCCGACCGCAGTGCTTATCCTGCGGTCGATCCGAGAGGAACGGCAAGGCGCACCGAATGCAGTAACCCGCGTACCACCGAGGTCGCGTAGGCGGAACGTGCAACGGAACTTCACCGCGGCGGGCACCGAACAGAATCAGGCAACCCTCACTGCGCCTGCCCGCAGCGGCGTACGCCGAAGTGCGCCGAGAGCAGGATGAGCAACGAGAACTTGACTTCTCGGCGCGGACTCGCATAGGCGCGTGGCAGGAAACGCATTCCCGATCCACGTACCGCCTCGGCGCGATCCCTGCTGCTCGCCGGGCGCGCATGTACTCGCGCTGGCGAGCGTTCCGGCGTTCGCGATCTTCATTCATCCCCACGAGAGACAGTCTAGCAGGAACCTAGTAGCTCTGTGCAACGGTCACTCTCGGTGACTACGTTACGGAGAGTGATACGGACACTTGGGGCAGACTGGACAGGAAAGGCGTACAGGCCCGGAGACGTTAACCCCTGCCGCGCAGGGACCCCCGGCGGGGGGAGGCATCCCCACCCATCGATGTTACGTTCTGCGATAAATAACTGAGAGTGAAGGCCGAGCGGGCGGCACACGTAGCCTTGAGTGACGAGCGGCATGCATGGCTGCCGCACCCTGCTGCCCTGTCCTGTGCGCATGGCATCGCGTGCACACACCTCGAAGGTTCGCATCGCTGTGATCATCAGGCCCGAGGTCACCATGATCTACCTCAGTAGAGCGTGCGCCCCAACAGTGTGTGCGCAGCATGCATACCGGATCACGCCTCAGTATGCGTGGACGTATGACCGTGTCCCACCCAGCCGGCAGGGGCACCGTACGCCACTCCCGGGTACCACGGGGGCGGGGTACGGGAGTGGCCATAGGGGGAGCCTAACGCGCGAACTCCCCCTATGCGCGCAGGTCAGGGGACCAGGAAAGAGACGATCCCCGTGTGGGCTGCCGTATTGCCGCCCGCCCACGTCGAGTTCATGTTCCCCGAGGTGTGCGCGTAGAGGGTGGAATAGACCCCCGTGCAGTTGCTCGTGTGGAACACGTCGATGTTCTTCGACGTGTTGTTCTTCACGGAGTACGTCAGATGGACGAGGCCGTTCGCTCCGGTCGGGTAGCAGCCCGAAGCGACGGTCGAGCGGAACCACGCGTTGCACGACTCGGACAGGTAGCACGGGTACAGGCAGAGCTGATTGCTGCTGCACGCGCCGTTGGCGAGAGCGGGCGCCGCGCTGCCCGCGACGGAGAGGCCAGTAGCCAGGATGACGGCGGCGACGAGGGCCGCGAACTTGGTACGCATGCCGCGGACACTACGCGAACGGGCCTCTGTCCCACGGGGGTCGGACAGAGGCCCTGCTCATTGGTGCGTCGCCACCTTGCGGCGTACAGCTACAGCGCTGGCGGGCGCGTCACTGTCTTGGGTATCGCCGACGCTACACCCGCGAAACGGGCTCCGCGAAGGTGTGCCCGTCGTCGATCGACGAGTCGACGCACGTCCTGTTGTCGGTGTACTTGTGCACCCACAGCGTCGAAAAATCGCCTTCGTCTTCCCTTACGGGGTCTTTCATGCGGCGCGCGACGAACACGATCGGGGTGTGACAGTGGCGGCAATCGGCCCTGTCGCCGATGCTCCACACGATCGGCAGGTGCTGCGTCTGCTCGGCGAAGGCGGGCATGTACGCGGTCACGTCGGCCTCTGCCGGCGGAGCCTGCGCGACGTCACGCTCGGGCTCGTGCTCGCCGACGAAGGTCGGGGCGGCCGATTTCGGGATGATGCCGCCCGAGGCGAGTTCGCCGACGGCGAGCCGGTAGCGCGAGGCGTCGAGTTCGCGCCGCCGCGCCACGCTGACGCGCATGTCGGCCGCTTGCCTGATCTCGCGAGCGATACCGAGCAGGATCTCGGCGCGGGCCGACTCCGCGCTCGAACACGGAGTTTTGACGATGTCGAAGGCGAGGCGGAGCGCTTCGCCGGCAGCGGGCACGAAATTAGGGTCCGGGGTCGTCATCGAGGAACCTTTCGAGATCGGTGATGTTGAGCTTGACCGGGAATCGGTCCGTCCAGTCGCTACGCCAGGCGTAGGCGTACTCCGCCTTCCATCCTGCGGCGCCCCCCGCGTTCGCCGCCGTGCGCGACCACAGGGCGACCGCGCGCATGGTGCCCTTGGCGAGGCGCAGGGCGCATCCCTCGCTGTGGTCGTGCGCCATCCAGTAGGCGGGCTCGACCACCCAGCCCGCGGCGAGAGCGTGCCGGCCCAGCTTGACCGCGCTCATACCGCGATTGCTCGACGCGTACTCGTGCGGCCCCCGAGGCGGTCGCGCGGGCACGATCGGCGGCGGCACGACCTCAGGCTCGTACGGCTTGCGCGCTTCCTCGATCGCCTCGCGGGCCGCCGCCGCGTCGAGTGCCATCCGCTCGCGCCACAGGGTGCGGTCAACGGGCGGCGGCACCTTGAACGTCCCCCTGCGGCCGTTCTTGTCGGCGGTCGCGGGGTGACATTTCAAGGTGCCCGGGTCGTGCGTCTCTCGGTCGTACCCGCAGCTTGCGCAGCGGCTCACAGATGAGGCCAAGCGAGCCATACCGCGCCGAGGACGAGAACGACGAGCCAGAGGAACCCCCGAACGGGGTGCGGCGTGCGTTCCATGGGCGGAAACCTTTCCGGCCCCGCACCCCAGGGAAGCGGGTACGGGGCCTGTTCTCGGTGATCAGGACTGCGGGTCTTTGCGGTGCTTGATCGCGTAGGTCAGCATCTGGACGAAGAGCGCGCCCTCGGGGTCGTCGTTGTCGAGCGACACGACGTCGAGGTCGACGTGACGACCGAGAAGCTCGGCGAGTTTGTCGAGCTGCTCGTCGGTCATCACGACCTTGACCTCGCCGTGCTGCTCATACTCGCCGTCGACCGTGATGTCGATGTCCATCGTGAGCGGGGTGACCGTCCGGCCCTCGTCCATGCCCATATGCGTTTGCCTTTCGTTTCGTGACGTTTCGCTACGTTTCCTGGTCGCAAGGGGGGCGGAATCGTAGGTCAGGCTCGGCGCCTTGCATTGCCGAGGTCATCGCTACCAACTTCCGCACCGCCCCTTGCGATGTGATAACCCTAGCAGGTACCTAGCAGGTTTAGGAAGACCCGAGGCGCATCATTCTCCGGAAACTTTCCACGGCCTCGGCCGCGTTGCGCTTGGCCTGCTCTTCGGTGGTGCGCCAGTGCTCGTCAGGCGGCCGTTCACCGCGCATGGTCGCCGAGGTCTGCGGGCGCCAGTGACGGCAGCCCCGATCGGCCGGCACGAGCGCGCCGCACGCGCCGCAGGGGGCGCGGTCACGCATCGAGCAGGGCCGCCGCCCGCGCGGTCGCCTGCGCATCGCGGTGCTCGCCCGCCGTACGGCCGTCGTGCCGTCGCCGCGACCGCCACGGGGCCTCGCGGTCCGCCTGCCAGATCGGCCGCTGCGCGATGTACTCGTCGCCCGCCGCCATGGCGTACCCGATCTCCATATCGGCCTGTATGAGGCCGCTACGGGCGCCGCCGAGGGGGACCGCGTTGAGGTGCGCGACGTGCCAGCGCAGATCGAAGCGATCGGGGGCGCCGGACATCGCCGCGGACAGGTAGATGAAGCCGTCGGGCACGGGAACGAACCACACCCCGCCGGGCGTGCGCAACCACGCCGAGTGCGCCTCGCCGAACAGGTCGACGAGCTCGTGTTCGAGCATGCCGTCGGCGTACGTGACTTCCTCGGGCTCGCCGGCTGAGTCGTCGTCGGCCTCGTCCGCCGGCAAGGTCGCCTCGTCGGCCTCGTCTTCCTCGTACATCAGCAGGTCGTCGGGTATCTCTTCCTCGCCCGGGGCGCCGCCGAGGCTGGCGAGGGTGGCCAGCTTGTGCCGGCCCGTGACGCCCGTGACGTCGAGAATCCAGCAGAACCGCTTGCCCGGGTGCAGGCGCAGACCGCGGCCGACCATCTGCTGATACAGCGTGGCGCTCGACGTCGGCCGCCCCAGGATCACGCATCCGATGCTCGGCAGGTCGGTGCCCTCGGTGAACAGGCCGACGTTACAGAGCACGGTCACCCGCCCCGCGCGGAACTCGGCCAGGGCCGCCGCTCGGGCGACGGCGGGCGTGTTCCCGTCGAGGTGCACGGCGGCGATGCCCTCGGCACGGAACGCCTCGGCCTGCTCGACGGAGAACGCCACGGTCGGGAAGAACCCGACCGTAGGCACGCCGTCGGCGTGCTCGCGCCACGCCTCGATGATCTTCTTGGGCGCGAGGGCCGCCGACATCGCCGCGCCGAGGGCGCCCGAGTTGAAGTCGCCCGCCACGCGCCGGACGCGGCCGAGATCGAGTTCGGCGATCTTCACGCGCACGCCGCGGGGCGGCACGAGGAACGGGCCGTCGGGGTGACGGATGAGGTCGATGAGCCCGATACGGGGGTCGACGATGTCCTCGAACACCTCGCCGAGGGCGCGGCCGTCCGCTCGGTCGAGGGTGGCCGTCACGCCGAGCACGAGCGGACCGCTCTCGTCGTACGCGCCGAGTTCGCGAAGAACCCTCATGTACGTGTCGGCCGTGGCGTGATGCGTCTCGTCGATCACGATCAGGCCCCATCGCCGCGTCTTGAGCAGCGGCAGCGTCGCCTTCGTGCACGCGGTCTGCACGCTGCCGACAACGATCTCGGCGCGGTACTGCTTGGTCGTGCCCTGCAACCGGCCGATCCGGCGCCCGGGTGCGACCTGCTCGGCCTTGTCGATCGCCTGATCGATCAGCTCGGTGCGGTGCGCGATCCACAGAACGGGCCAGCCGGCGGAGAGCGACAGCTCGGCGATCCGCATCGCGGTCGGCGTCTTGCCGCCCCCGGTCGCCATGACCATAGCGATCCGGCGGCGGCCGGCACGCCACAGCGACAGCGCACCGTTGACGAGGTCTTCCTGATAGGGCCGCAGGATCATCGATCGAACCTCGGCATCGGGTGTCCGGCCGCCCCGCAGTGCCGGTAGATCGCGCGCAGCAGCTCGCCCGCCGACACGCCCCAGTCGCGCAACGTGTGCCCGCAGGGGCAGTACGCCTCGTCGCTGGGCATCTCGTAGTCACTCGGGCCGGTATGGAAGTCGTCGAGGTCGAGCGGCCATGAGTGGAAGTCGGCCGCGGGCGCGGCGAACTCGGGGCCTTTCGCCAGGAACACGCGGCGATGCTTCGTGCCGGCCGGAACCCACAGTTCGAGGCTGCCCGCCTGACGCCACTTCGGGAAGGTGCGGTCGAAGGTCATGTCGCGAACGTCCAGCCGAGCGAGACGAACACCGTGCCGACCGCGAACGCCCCGAGCCCGCCGAACAGGTAGGCGTACCGCAGGGCGGGCTTATGGCCTGTGAAGCCCCACACCATGACCGCGAGCAGGGCGACGACCGCGCAGCCCGCGGCGATGGCGCCGAGCGCGCCGAGGGCGTGCTGATACCCCGGGACGAGCGTGCTACCGCACTCCATTTTCTCTCTCCCACTTCCTCGGATCGTCGACCATTTGCAGCGGGTATCCCCCGGGCCGGTCGCTCGCCGACAGGTGCAGCTCACAGGCGGGCGTGCCGTTGAGTTGAATGCGGCCGACCACGGGGACGAACTGCCGCTCGGCGCCCGTGCCGTGCCCGACGAGGGCGCAGCCCCAAGCGGCCTTCGGCTTGTCGAGCTGCGCGAGAGCGTCGTACAGCTCGGGCCAGATGGTATGGATCGTCTCGCGCCGGTACTGCTCGCCCTCGCGGAACACCTTGAACGGGTCAGCGCCCACGGCCCCACCTCGACGGCCGCCGGTAGTGCCGATCGATGCACGGCATGCACGACGCTCGCGCCTCCGCCGGCAGGCCGAACGCCCGGCGCAGCGGCGACCGCCGGTACACGGTCGCGACGGCGGGCCGGTAGCAGGTGCCGCACTGCGGTTTGGTCAGGCTGATTCGGGCGGTCGCCACGAGGACTCCATAAGGCTGAGCAGGTGGGCAAGCTTCAAGATGCCGTCGTCACCCGCGAACGGGACGGCCCCGCGGCGCACTTCGAGGCCCGCGACGTCGCGGATGTACGTCTCGGCCGCCGCGAGCAGCGTGTCGTACTCGTGCTGCTCGCGCGTGGCGAAGAACGTGCCGTACCCGACCCGCCTACCCGGCTCGCCCTCGCGCTGATCGGCGAGCAGGAAGCGGCGCACGTAGAACTTCTCGCTCGGCGTGCCGGCCCATCGCGACCCGACGTCGAGCAGGCCGACCCACTTCGGGCCGAGCGTGACGATCCGCATCTCGCGGACGCTGCGGTCGGCGCCCGCGCCCCGGTAGCGGTCGCGGACGATGACGACATCGCCCTTCTTGAGCGGGCCGAGTTCCGGGCGCGCCATCACTCGCCCGCCTGCGGGATGCGGTGCTCGGGCGCGCCCATGAGGCGCATCGCGTCGTTCACCATGACGCGGATGTCCTCGGGGTGGAAGGTGTTGCAGCAGTCCGCGTCACGGTGGCCGAGGGCCTCGTGATTCCCGGTCGCGCCCTCAACCCACCCGTCGAGCACGTCGAGCAGCGCCCTGCCCGCGTCGTAGACCGCCCGCTTCACGATGCGGCCGACGAGCGCCTCGTCAGCGAGGCGGAGGTCGGTCAGCGTGACGTCGTCACCGATCACGACCTCGTGCGGCGACCTCGCAGGGGCGGGGGCGAGCAGGCCGAGCGGGACGCCGTTCGCCTCGGCGAGCTGCTTGAGCGTCTCGGCCATCCGGACCGCGTAGAACTCGGGAAGTGGCTCCGTGCTGGTCATCGTCTCTCCCGGGCGATGAAGGGCGGGGGCCGTGAGGCCCCCGCGTCGGTGGTCGGTGGTCAGCGGTCGGCGGGGTATCCGGGCAGGGTCACGCGGGACGCGCCGCCCTCGGTGCGCAGCTCGTCGAGCCACGCGGTGAACAGGCGGGTCGAGAAGCCCTTCTCGGGGTCGGTGTAGCTCTGCCAGACGTGGACGAAGATGCGACCGCCCGGGGCGCGGTTGATCGTGTCGGTGCCGTCGATCTTCCACGGGCTGACGTTCGTGGCACCCGGGACGTCGGCGGGCTTCTCGGTCGCGTTCGGGGCGAAGCTCACGGGGGAGGCGTGCCGCACGACCGACAGCGGCAGGCGCTTCGGCGCGGCGAGGTCGCGAGCCTGCTCGGCGAAGGCACGCGCATAGGCCGGGGTGTGCGCGTTGAGGGACTTCCCGATCAGGGTGCACACCTCGCCGCGCCGCGCGGACGCGGGAATGGCGGCGAGGATGGCGCGCGTCTCGGCCTCGGTGACCATGGCGGCAGCGTCCTCGGCGTCGAGGCCGTTCGCCTCGGCGACCTCGGCGGCGATCTCGGGGTCGGTGTCGGCGGCGACGACCTCGGCATCGTGGTGCGGCGTGTTGACGTCGATGCCGCCCATGATGGCGTAGTGCTGCGCGCACGCCTCGTCGTACGCCTCGCCGAGGGTGTCGGCGTGCAGGACCACGACGTACCCGTACTTGTGCGGCGCGGGGCGGCGCACCTCGTAGCCGTTGATCGGGTCGTTGAAGAACCGCTGAGCGACGATCTCGACACCACTCTCCGCGTTGCGCCGGTCGTCCGTGCCCGGGGTGACCGGGAAGAGCGGGAACTGCTTGGTGGGGTCGTCGAGCATGGCGGCAACGCTCGGGAACTGCTTGCGGGCGTGGTCGGTCAGCTCGGGCTCGGCTTCCTCGACGTACCGGGTGATCGTCTCGCCCTTCGAGAACCGCAGGCCGACGAACACGCGACCCGTCTCGGCCTCGACGCGCGGGCCGCTCTCGACGACCGCGTCCCGGCGGAGGTAGGCGTCGCGCACCTTCGTGCCGATGGCGTGGGTCGTCTCGGCGATGGCGAGGCGGGCGGCGACCTCGGCGTCCGACGGGAGCGGCTCGGTGCCGTTGATCATGTTGTGGACGCGGTTGAGGCGGCGGGCGGCGGCACCCGGGAAACCGGCGGCGAGCGAGCGACGGGCGGCGGCGATGCCCTGACGGACGACCTCGGAGTTCAGCGGGCCGACCTCGGCCTCGGTGTCGGCGATGTCGTCGGCAAGCGCGACGAGGGCCTCGTCGTAGGCGACCTCGATGTTCACGAGCAGCTCGGCGACCTTGCCCTCGGCCATCCAGCGCATCTCGCTCATGGTGGTCGCCTCGCCCCAGTAGCCGAGAACGTCCTTGCCGTCGAGGCGCGGGGCGTAGAAGACGAACTCGGTACCCCGGTCGGTCTTCGTGGTCACGACCTTGAGGCCGGTCGGGACGTGGGTCCGGACCGTGCGGCCCTGCTCGTCCTTGCTGATCGAGAAGCGGATCGCCTTGCTGCCCATGTCGTCTCCCTCGTCGCTTGCCTTTGTACCGATAGCCTAGCAGGTACCTAGCAGGTTTTGCAACACGAGAGAGGCCCCGGATTTCCCGGGGCCTCGGAGGTGACGGACACGCCTGCTCAGACGTGGTTGTCGGCCTCGTCCTCGTCGTCGCTGGGCTGCGCGATCAGGGTGTCGGCCGGCACGGCGAGCGTCGCCGGCTGATCATGTTCCTCGGCACGGGCCATATCGCCGTGCAGGGCGGTCGCGACCTCGGTCGGCTCGCCGTACTTGGGGTCCTGCTCGTCGTTGGCGTCGGGATTCGTCATGCCCCGGACGTTACCCCGGATGCAGCGGACCGAAGCATCCGCTCATACGCGGGTTGTCCGCGTAGTCGCACGAGGGGCAGACGTAGACGTCACCGCGCAGGCGCAGCGACCGCTTCCCGCGGCAGCAGCGGCACCCCGGGCGCGTCAGCGCGTCGTCGGGCGACGCGGGCCTCGGCGGCGGGGGGAGGGCGGTCACGTGCCCTCGATCCAGACTCGGCGCCACTTCCCGGGTACCTCGCTGGCGCGGGTCGTCGGCACGTGACGCAGTTGGTTCCGGTCGTCGAGATAGGTGACGACCTCGCACTTCTGCTGCGGGTCGACGAACGTCCACGGTTCGAGGCCGAGGTCGTACGGGGTCATCGTCGGCAAGGGGTCTGCCGGCGGAGGGGTGGCGGCGGCGCGGCCGATCGCGAGGGCGGCGACGCTCACAAGGGCGTCGATGTCCGCCAGATGCACGGTCACCACGAGTTCGTGCTTCGGTGTCTCTCCCATGCCCTGACACGGTACAGCGCCCCGGGGCCACCTCCGGGGCGCTGCGTCTTGATGTCCGAACCCTGCACGGAGCCTAGCTCGTCAAGGGATTGTCCTCGCACCCGCAGTGCGCGGTGTGGCGATCGTCGTGCTTGCCGTTCGCCCCGAGCGGGCGCAGCTCGTCGCAGGCGTCGATCAGGTGCTGTAGACGGCGCACGTGCTGCCGCCCCGGGCGCCCGCCGATCTGCTCGGCGAGAGCGTGCTGTGCGAGGCACAACGTCTCGCGCAGCATCTTCGGCGCGTCCTCGGTCGCGTAGGGGTAGGTCACGAGGGCCTCGCCAGGCCGCGGCATCCGACGACCGTGCCGGCCGAGTTGCGCACCTGCCGCCACGAGACGAGCAGGTCGGGCCGCCCCGGGAGCGCAAGGGCGAGCGGCAGGCTCACGACGTACCACGTCTTGGGCTTCACGTCGGGCAGGCCGACCGTGTGCCCGTACTCGACCCGGGTGATGGGGACCGCCTCGGCCCCCGTGCGCGGGGCGAGGGGCAGGTCGCCGACCACGGCCTCGGAGAGGCGGGCGACGGTACCGCTCGGTGCGATCCGCAGGATCGGGATGTGCCGCTCGGGGTCCACGACCGAGGGGACGTCGGGGGCATACACGTCGAGGGTGTGCGGGGTGCAATTGATGATCATGCTCTTGTCTCCTGTCTAGGTGGCGTTTTGGTGGCGGTCGCCACCTTCGCCACCACTGAAATGACGAAGTAACGGATCTTGTACGGAGAGTATTTACCGCCTGAGCAGCGGATATATAAGGAAGGAAGGAAAATTATTGACTCACGTAACGCGAGAGAGAGAGGCCGAAAGGTGGCGACGCCACCAAAACGCCACCTCGCCATCGCCACCTTTCGCCACCTTCGCCACCTAGCCCGCAGGCCGTGAAGCGCCCGGATGAACGCGACCGTCCTCGGCGATCACGAGCCACCCGGACTCGACGGCGATCTCGACGCCCGCCTCGATCAGCCTGCGGTCGGCGGACGTCGCGGCCTTGCGCAGGGCGCCCAGCGTCGCCGGACCGCCGTCGTGCACCTTGATGGCCGTCCGCACCGCTACGCGCCTCTCCGCGGTCAGGTCGAGCGCCTCGGACACCGAGGCGCGAGCGTGCGCCCGGAAGTGCTCAGCTTCCGCCTCGGCCGCCAGGAAGGCGGCCCGCGCTTTTCCCGCCGCTACTCTCGCGAGGGCGTCGAGGTACCCGCGTACGCGGTCGCTCGTGTCGATCACGATCTGAGCGAGCCGCCAGTCGTCCGGGGTGACGTTGCGCCGCGCTTCGAGCAGCGCGAGCAACGCGGACACCTTGACCTTGAGCACGGTGTGCTGCGACTTGAACGGGTCGAGCTCGGCCGTGCCCGGGATGAGCAGCCAGTGCCCAGCCGGCAGGGCGCCGGTCGACTTGGCGTGCTCGGTGTCGTACAGCTCGTCGAGGATCGCCTCGGCGAAGCGGATCGGCGAGAGGTCGATCGCGGGCGGCCCCGGAAAGACCGTGCCGGCCGAAGGCAGATCGGTCGGGACGTCCCCCGGGAACGGCGACACGATCTCGCCGGGCCAGGGGACGCGGGCGGAGCGCGGCGGGATGGTCGGGTCGACCGCCCAGCAGTAGAGGAACCGCTGCGGGGTGCCCGCCTCGTAGTCGGCGAGCAGGGGCAGCGCCGTCGAGGGCTGATAGCCGATGACGAGGCCCGCCGAGTAGCTGCGGGCCGGGATGGTGCGGGTCGTCTCGGCGCGGCCGTTCTTCTGCCCGATCGCCTCGCCCGACCACGCCGACCGGAGCGTCTCGCCGACCGTGCTGCCCGCCCGCTCGATCAGCTTGTTCAGGGACGCGCCCTCGTCGCTGTGGAAGAGCGCGGCGTGCCGCACCTGCTTGCGCACCTTGACCTGCTTTTCGCTGCCGTCCTTGGCCATGACCCCCGTGCCTTCGAGGGCCTCTCCCATGTACGCCTCGGCGATGCCCTCGCCGCTGCCGAGCGGAAATTCCTCGAGGTGGCGCCCAGCCTTGATCAGCTCCCGGCTCACGGACAGGCCCGAGGACTTGCCGCCGCCGGACGGTCCGACGATCGCCGCGAACAGGTTGAGGCTCGCCGGCTGGCCGATCCCGGTATCGGCCCGCAGCGTGTGCGGGACCATCGCCGAGAGGCGGCAGAGCAGGCCGAGGAAGACGACGTCGGCCGAGCGCACCCGCGAGTGCGCCGCCTGCCGGATGCGCGAGAGGCTCTCCCGCGCCGCCCAGAATGTGTCAGGTAGTGTCAGCGTGCCCGGGGCGATGATCTCGACCGCCGAGGGGGAAGCGGCCGTCGCGACCGCCCCGGGCAACGTAAAACCCTCGGGCACCGCGAGCCCCGTCGCCTCGGGGATGTCGTGCGCGCACATCTGCCGCGGGCTCGGGTTGTCCGTCGCGGCGATCTTGACCGCCCCGGACACGAGCCGCGTCCACTCGCCGCCGCCCGCGCGCTCGGCGCCGACCGCTCGCTCGAACGCGAGCCCGATCGTGTGCACCGCCCCGGGCGCGCCCCGGTGCCCCTCGCCGCCCGCGCGGACGATCGACGACACCGCGTCGCGGGCCGTCTCGTGCCGCGCCCCGTTGTCGGCCGCGAGGTCGTGCACAGCCTTTGTGCACACGCTGTGGATAAGTGGGCAAGCGGCACCCGTGCGCAGTTGCTCCCACCATGCCGACATCGCGGCCGTGCCGAGGTCGACCTTCTCCGCCGTGGCGTACGGCAACGCGAGCCCGCGTACCCATGTCTCGGGCAGCCATGGCAGCTCGTCGGGAGGCGGTACGACGCCCGGAGGCCCGCTCTCCGACCAACTGCCCTCGGCCCGCCACTCGTACGGCGCGCCGTCGGCGTCCGGGTTCGTGCTCGGCCAGACGACCGCGTACCGGTGCCCCGGCTGAATGATCTCGATGAACTTGCCCGCCTCGCCGGGCCAGTTGATCGGGCGCCCGTCGAGTTCGGCCGGCACGCGGAAGAACCGGATGCCGGACGGCGCGGGCCGCGCGCTCGACACCCACGTCGGGGGGAGCGGGCCGAAGCGCGCTTCGAGTTCGGCGAGCGTCTCGTCGCCGCGCTTGACGACCTCGCGGCCGTGCTCGATCTTCGAGTACCCCGCGTCGATGTCGAGGCCGACCACGCCCTCGGGCATGCGCAAGCCGATGTTGTAGTACGCCTCAGGGCCGATCTCCCACACGCCGACGTCGGCGTCGGAGGGGTACGGCGCCCCGTGTCCCGTGAAGCCTCCCGGCGGAGGCGATTTCTGGCCCGGACCACGTCCGACCGGGATCGCCCCGGGCCAGCCGGCAGACCGGTAGAGGCGAGCAGCTCGCCCGAACGGTCCGGTGCCGGTATCGTGCCTTTCAAGGTCTGTCATTTCTCTCCCAAGAAGTACGACCTGTCCACGCTCCGGGGCGAGGACGACGGCGGCGCGGTGCACCCCTTCGGGGATGCGAACCGCGCCGCCTGTTTCTTGTCCGGGTACTCGACCCTACGCTCGGCGCGGGGTCGCTCCATCGGCCGTCTCGGCAGCGATCTGGCGACCGCGCAGCACGAGGCGGGCGTACGCCTCCGGGTCGGCCGTGTGCCGCGCGACGAGCGCCTCGGCGAGCAGGGTGCGCACGGCCTCGCCCTGCCGCAGGAAGCGGTATCCCGCCTCGCGGGCGACCTCGTCGGCGAGACCGAGGACGTAATGCCGCGTCGGCTCGTCGACCAGCACGTGTAGCTGTTCGGTGTAGGTCCCTCGCTCGGCCGAAGTCTTCGGCGGCGCGACGGCCTCAGTCAGGGGGGTAATCATGGTCCAAAGGCTAGCAGCAAACCTAGTAGGTCGTCGAGGTTGCCAAACCTGCTAGGAACCTGCTAGCGTTCTCGGTGTCAGACGTTGACGACGAAAGGTAACGGTGATGATCCGCATTTACGTCGCGGTCGGCGTGCTCGCCCTCCGCTTGCAGCTCGCCAAGCGGCACGAGCGCCGCACGTACATCGGGCGTCACTGGGCGGTCGCGTGACGACGGCGCACATTCACTGCCCGTTCCCGCCATGCACCGCCGAATGGTGGATGGGCCTCGACCCGGGCGCGGGAGTGGTGCAGGTGCCGCTTCATCTGCCGCAGGGGTTCGAGGGCGCCGAGCACTACGACCTGCGCTGCCCCGGGGCTATCGGGTTCGTCAGCCGCACGGGCGAGATGAACGCGGGCACGGCGGACGTCGTCAATCGGGCGTACGAGAACTACCTCATCAGGCTCGCTCACGAGCACGAGGCCGCTGAGCGTGCGGCCGAGGCCGCGAAAGGCAAGTCGGGGCCGTACGTCGGCTTCCCGGTCGGGCGACCGGTAGACCCGGACCGTCCCGCCGAGCAGTGGTTCCCCGGACGTCCCGCCGACGCCCCGGAACCCGGCCCCGGAGAGTCACACCCCGCCGTCGAGATCGGCACGGGCCACCACCTAGGGAGAGCAGCAGTGGACAACGCACACGACACGACGCGGGGACTCGTCATGCTGGCGATCACCCGCATGCGCGAAACGCAGCGCAAGCTCGGTGGGTGCATCAACGCCCTGAACGGGGCGACGGGACTTACGACCATGGCCGAGATGGAGGTCACCGCGGGCAATGCGCTCGTGATCGCCGCCGTTGGGACGGGCGCGGGAAAGCCTCAGTCCGCACAGCAGATGGCCGAGCAGATGGCGCTCGCCTGCGACACGATCATGGGGCCGAACGGTCAGAACGTGTTCAACGCGATCGAGGTCGCGAAGATTCGTGCGACGGTCGCCATCCAGCAAATCACCTCAGCCATCCAGCAGGCCGAGCAGTACGTCGCGCTGCTGAGCTGATGACGACGTACGAGGACGTGCACACGGGGGACCACGTTCTCGGGCACGATCGGGAGGTGTGGGGGGTGGCCGAGATCGACCACGCCCCCGCCCTCCGGGTCGTGCTCGTACGACCGGGGCACCGGGTGCAAGGATGGCCACCCGCAGGGACGCCGGTCACGATCGTGCACCGCGAGGACGTGTCCGCCGAGTTCCGCGCGGTCGAGGTGCTGGCAGCCGGCGGGCTCGGCGTCGAGTTGATCGGAGAGAGATGGACAGGCTGAGGGACTGGCTCGACCTGAACGCGACCGCGCTCGGTTTCTGGGCCATCATCGCGGGCGCCGTGGCGTTCTCGCTGGCTCCGGTGTTCGTGTGAGCGCCGACGCGCTCGACGATCGTCGGCAGCGCGCCCGCGAGGCGTACTACGACAGGTATGCGCTCGGCGACAACATCGGCGGGAGCGCGCGGAAGGCTGCCGTTAGCGAGTGCATCGAGATCGCGACCCGCGTGCGGATCACGCCCGAGATCGTCGCCGCCGCCGAGGCGTCCGGCGACTATGCATACGTTGACATGCTCGCCGCCGCGTTCCGCGCAGCGGGGTTCGAGGTTGAGGAATAGGGGAGAGATGACGGAGACGATGCCTACCGGCGGTCGGTGGGGGTGGTACCGCGACCACGAGGGCAACGAGTGGCGTCGAGTGTCGCGCCTGCTCAAGTACGCCGAGACGGACACGTACAACCTTGAGCAGTGGATGAAGCGGATGGTCGCCGAGGGGCTCGCCATCCGTGACGACCTCGTGCTCGCGGTCAAGGCGATGGGGCGGCCCGACCCGGTGCTCGGGTGGTCGAAGGCCGACAAGCAGAAGCTCGACGGCATCGCCAAGGACGCGATGAACGCGGCCAAGCAGCGCGACGGCGCGCGGGCCGGCACCGCCCTGCACGACCTCACCGAGCGGCTCGACCGCGGCGAGGACGTCGAGAACGTCGTCCGGGGCCTGCCGTCCGGCGCAGCAATGATCGTGCGGTCGTACGAGTTCCTGCGCAAGGCGAATGGCTGGCGCAACGTCGAGATCGAGCGCACGGTCGTGTGCGACGAGCTTGAGTGCGCCGGGACCTTCGACCGCATCGACGAGATCCCGGGGCTCGCCGCCCTGCTCGGCCCGGGGCAGTGCCAGCACGGGCATCCGCATGAGGCGCTGCGCGACGAGCTGCCCGTGATCGTGGACGTCAAGAGCGAGACGGCCCCGTGGTTGAACGGCCTCCACATCGCCCCACAGCTCGGCATCTACTCCCGCGCCCTGCGGATGTGGCAGCCGATCGGCGGCACGGTCAAGGTCCGCTACTCGGCCAGCGGCGATGAGTTCGAGATGCCGGCCGGTCAGTACGTGCCGACGCCCTGCGTCCGCCAAGACGTCGGCGTGGTCGTGCACGTCGCCGACAACGACGCGGTGCCCTACTTCGTCAACCTCGCCGAAGGCTGGGAAACCGCGCAGGGCGCGTACGCGAACATGCGGCGCGAGCAGGCGGCGAAGCGCAAGCTCGGCGAGCCGGGGGCGTGGTTCGTCGCGATGCCGAACGTGAAGCGGCCTCAGGTCGCGCAGGTGCTCACCGAGCAGGCCATCGCCGCCAACTACGCGGGCGCCGCCCAGGTCGCCACGAAGCGCCCGGATGGGCAGGTCGAGTGGAAGCCGACCGGGACGCTCGGCGTGCTCGACACGGTCGACAAGCAGGCGATCGAGAACGTCTGGCAGGCGACCGCGCTCGGCGACCTCGCCGAGACGTACCGGATTTACACCGAGGTCGTCGGCCGGGCGTGGGGCGGTCGCGTCGCCGAGGCGGCCGACGCGCGCCGTCGGCAGATCGAGTGCCCGCAGCGGCAGCTTCACACGGGCGGCGGCAAGTGCGCCTGCGGATGGGTTACGGGGGTGCTCGCATGATCGTCGTACACGTGCTCGCGCTACTGCTCGGCCTCTTCGCGGCGATGACGAGCGTCGGCCTGTTCGCCGCCGGGATCATGCCGCGGGCGTCGGCGCCGTGGTACGCACAGTACGCGTGGGCAGCCTTCTGCGGAGTGGTCGCGTTCTTGCTCATCCCGTATGCCTTCGGGGTCGTACTTGTTGCTAGGTAGCTGCTAGGGTAGATGGACTCGCTGCCGCGCTCTCTGCATCCCACGGGCGGGGGCGCGGCGGCGACAAGGGGCGGTAGCTCAACGGATAGAGCGGGCTCACTTGCAGTTGCGTGGTGGTTCGAGTCCACCCCGCCCCACGACCCGGGCAAGAGTGCCCACGTCACGGAAACGGAATCGAGGAACGATGACCCACCCCAACCCGTTCGCGCAGAACGTGCCGGCCGCCGAGACGGCCCAGCCGGCGGGCGCGACGCCGAACCCGTTCGCGCAGCAGCAAGCGGCGCCCGCCGCCGCGCCGCAGGCGAACCCGTACGCCCCGCAGCAGGCTCCGCAGGCGTACGCGCCGCCCGCCGTGCCGCAGCAGGGCGCGCCGAACCCGTACGCACAGCAGCAGGCGGCCCCCGCCTACGCCCCGCACCCCGCGCCGCAGGGGCCGTACGGACAGACTCCGCAGGCGTACGCGCCGCCCGCGCAGCAGGCCCCGCCGCAGCAGAACTACCAGCACGCCGCGCCGCCCGCCCTGGGCACCGCGTCGGCCCCGCCGCCGCCGATCGCGGGCGGGGGGAAGGGTGCGAAGCTCGCCGACATGTACGGCCGCCTCGTGATCGTGTTCCCGCTGGCGTTGCAGCGGGTGCCCCGCAACCCGAAGTTCGTCACGGACGCGCAGCGGGCGGCGGGCGACCTCGAACAGGACCGCATGACCGCGACCGTGGTCGTCCTCGACGGCGGGTCGGTCGACAACATGACCCCGCTCGCGTGGGGTGGCAACCCGTACGCCCTCGGCGGCTCGCCGCACAGCGAGTCCTCGCCGCTGCCGTACATCCGTCAGGGCATGTGGCTCAATCAGTCGCAGGTCATCGGGCAGTGCTCGCCGTACCTCCCGGGCCGTGAGCGCGGCGGCCCGAACGGCGCGCCCGGGGCGGTCGTCGGCCGGATCGTCAAGAGCGGTCCGGGGCAGAACGACCCGTGGTACATCACCACGCCGACCGAGGCCGAGATCGGCCTCGCGAACAACTATCTCGGCCTCGTGTCGGAAGGCCGCTTCCCGCACCCGCTGGCTCCGTGAGACTGATCATCGGAGTCAAGGGCCGCCCCGCGCCGCAGGGCTCGAAACAGCTCGGTGGCGCGGGGCAGCTCCTCGAACAGTCGGCGTACCTGCCCGCGTGGCGGGTCGCGGTCAAGGTCGGCGCGTACAAGGCGTATCAGGCGGCCGACATCCGACACACGTCCCTTCCGGTCTTCCCGGCCGGCACGCCGGTCGTGATCGAGCAGTGCACGTTCTACCTCGCCGACGAACAGTGCCGCGCCGACGGCACCGATCTGCCGCTCGGCACCCCCGACATTGACAAGCTGCTGCGCGCGACACTCGACGCGCTCGGCGGGCAGAAGAGCGGATCGGCCCGCCTGTTCGCGGACGACGCGCAGGTCGTGCGCATCCGCGAACTGTCGAAGGAAAGGCCCGCCCCCGGCAGACCGGTCGGGGCCGTGATCATCGTTTCCGATGGGAGAGATTGACAGTGCGAACCGTTTACCGCGTGACCGTCGCGGCCGTGAACTACGACGACGAGGGCAACTTCGTTGGCGACGAGACACTCTTCGAGGCGACCCATCACCGCGCCGGGGCGCTGCTGCGCTTCGCGCCGACCGAGGTCGACGACGCGCTCCGGGTCATCGCGGGCGACCCCGCGCGGAGCGAACCCCTGCCGGCGATGCCCGTTCCGGCGGCGACGTGGGACCGCGCCGCCGAGCCGCAGGCGGTCGACGAGCCCGCCGTCGAGGCGCAGACCGACGCGCCCGCCGCGGGCACGAAGCGCAAGCGGCGCACGAAGGCCGAGATCGAGGCCGACAAGGCGGCCGAGGCCCTCGCGGCGCAGCAGGCTGAGAGCGCGGCGCCCGAGCCGGACGGCCCCGAGCCGCAGGCGGCCGAGCCCGCTACGGGCACCCAGCCGGCGGCCCCGGTCGTAGTGCCCGAGCCCGTGCCGGCCGAAGGCGGCACGGCGCCCGCGAGCACGCCGCTCACGCCGAGCGGGGACGGGCAGCCGTGGAATCCCTTCCTGCAACGCTGAGCGTGTAGCCTGGCGAACGGCGAAGGCCCCGGGGGGAGCGCCCGGGGCCTTTCCTTTCTTGCTAAACCTGCTAGGTACCTGCTAGGATTAGGGCATGGAAAACGACGAGGTCGAGCAGAGCACCGAGCAGATCCTGACCGCGGGGCTTACCGCGCAGGTCAAGATCGCGCTCGACCTCGGGCACGACCTCGACGACATCCTCGAATCCTTCCTCGGCGGCCCGTACAGCGAGCTTGCCGCCGAGGTCATCGAAGGTCTGACCCGGATGGGGGCTCTGTGATGCGCACGGCACCGAAGATCGGCCTTTACTTCACGATCGGCAAACATCAATT